CTGGCACAACATACTACAACACCACCGGCAGACCAATATTTGTTATGACAACTGTAAATACAGGGTCAACGGGGGTTCATTATGCAACCATAGTTGTAAATGGAATTACAGTTTCATTATTGGGGCAGGGCAGCGGCGGCTCAACAAACACTGCTGCGCTATGGACTGGAACATATATGGTTCCGCCCGGAGGTAGTTATTCTGTAACACTCAGTGGAGCCAGTATAGTGCTTTACACATGGGTTGAACTGCGTTAAGGAATAGTCATGCCACATTACAAAGACACTGAAAACAAATTGCACTGGCTTGATGACGCTGGGCATGAACATTTTTTGCCAGCAGGTTCTGTGCAAATTTCTGACGCAGAAGCAGAGGCACTAAGACCAAAGCCGCCAATGCCAACATATGTTGAACTTCGCGCCGCAGAATATCCATCCATCCCAGATCAACTCGACACGCTGTATCACGGCGGTTATGACGCATGGAAGGCAACAATCCAAGCGGTCAAAGACAAGTACCCAAAGGAGTAAACCATGCCTAGCATATTGAACTCCAAGGTCAAGACATGACAAAGCCTCTGCCTATTGATGTTTGTCATCTTTACCGCATTACGGATGTGGTGAGGGGCAAATTTTATATTGGCAAGCATCGTGGTGTTCAAAGGGCGGCGTATTGGGGTGGCGGCAAAAGAATCAAAGCCCATGTTAAAAAACATGGCTTTCAAGATTTGAAATACGAAATTCTTGTTATTGCTGATGAAAAATACATTTACGACTTGGAAAAAAAGTATGTGACGGAAGAATTCATCAAGGACAATCCAAACTGCCTCAATCTTTGTCGTGGTGGAATCGGCGGTAACTTTGGCGCTCAACCTTGGAACAAAGGTAAAAAATGGAATGACGCAGCGCGAGAAAAAATGCGTCAAGCCAAATTGAACAAAGTTAGCAATAGGTTGGGTAAAAAAAATAGCGAAGAACACAACTTAAAAATCAGCCTTGCTCATACTGGGAAAACATGGATTACTGATGCTGGAAGAAAAAAATTAAGCGAATTGAACAAAGGTAAGGTTTGGGAAAGAGTTGATTGCCCGCACTGCGGCAAGAATGTGCCTTGGCATATGCGGAATCAAAAGCACTTTGAAAAATGCGACAGAAAGGAATTAAATTATGCCTAGCGTGATAAATTCGGATGACGGCGTAGTCTCCGGCACTTCTGGTCTTAAGACCACAGGCGGGAATGATGGCCTGCTGAACATCCAGACCAATGGCAGCACCGCCATGTCGATCAACGCCTCTCAGCAGGTGACGTTCAACAACGGCGCAAACCTGCCCAACACGTTTGGCTTTAAGAACCGCATCATCAACGGCGGGATGGTCATCGACCAGCGGAATGCTGGGGCTACTGTTACGCCGACAAACGGGCAGTATTTGGTGGATAGGTTTTATGCGCTTGTTACTGCGGCAAGTAAATTTACAGCAAAACAAGATGTCGGTTTAAATAACTACTTTGCTAACTCGTTAAAGATAACGTCTTCATCTGCTTATTCGTTAGCGGCTGGCGATGTGTTTTCTATTATTCAGAAAATAGAAGGTAACAATACTGTTGATTTTGGGTTTGGAACTGCAAATGCACAATCAATAACATTGTCATTTATTGTTAATAGTAGCCTTACTGGTACGTTTGGCGGGTCTTTAATGAACGCTTCGCTAAATAGGTCATACCCATTTACATTTTCTGTGCCCGTTGCAAACACGGCTACGTCTATATCAGTAACAATACCCGGTGACACTTCTGGTACTTGGGGAACTGGAACAGGTACTGGGTTTCTTGTTTCGTTCAGCATGGGTACTGGCACAACTTTTAGTGGGACAGCAGGAGCGTGGGGTAGTAGCGAAAAATATTCTGCTACTGGTGCAGTTTCTGTTGTCAGCACAAACGGCGCAACCTTCTACATTACCGGCGTACAACTAGAGCGCGGCTCTACTGCCACCTCGTTTGACTTCCGTTCGTATGGAACGGAGTTGGCGTTGTGTCAGCGGTATTATGAAAAATCAGATGGGAATAATACTTCATTGTTTTGGAGTGGTAATACAACAAATACTGCCACATATTATTTTGCTCTTAAGTATGCGGTTACAAAAAGAGCCACTCCCACTACAGCAATTTCAAACATAAGTAATTCTCAATTTCCAAATACTATTGTGGTGGGCATAGAGTCAACTGTCGGGTTCCGTGCTGATTCAACATCAAATGCAACGGCTGCTGCTGGTTTTTTCAGGGCTGATTGGGCCTCGTCTGCGGAGTTATAAATGTATAAACTTATTAAAGATAAAATTTCTGGAAATGTTGGGGTTGTTTGCCGTCTCGAAGACAACGCATTCATCCCTTTCGACCCTGCCAACACCGACTATCAGACTTTCAAACAGCAGATCAATGATGAGACTGCTCAACTTGAAGATGCAGACGGCAACGTGATGTCACCCGAAGCCGCCAAGGCTTATGTGGCAACACTACCGTAAGGAGGTTTAAATGTTCGGAGACAAAGACCTAACCAGAGCAAAACTCGATGTCCGGGCAGAGATGATGCGCCTTGAGGCTGCATCGACTGCCAAGGAAGTCGCTGGCAAAGCCATCGGCAAATGGGGACTGCTTGCCATCACCCTGATCGTTCTGATCGGGGTTATCGCAAGCATCATGCTCGATGAAGGCAAGATTGCTGCGGTCATTGGTCTTGTCTCTGCCGCGCTGACTGCTCTGATCCAAATGATCAACGGCATCGCTGGCGCAACTCCGAAGCAAGAGAAGCCTGAGTTTGAGGTAATGAAGCAACTGATCGAGCGTCTGGACCGTATGGCAGATCGTGACCCGATCAGCGTTGCTGTTGAAGGGGACAAGGTCATCGTCAAGAAAGGCGATGAGCAATTTACCAGCACAAGGGGATAAGCATGGTTCCAATCGTAGGCGCATTGCTTGGTACGCTGGCAGAAAGTGGTTTAAACCTCCTGTCCAGCGCCATCCAAGCCAAAGGCAAGGAAGTCGTTGAGAAGACTCTCGGGGTAAAGATTTCCGACAACCCTTCCCCGGAAGAGGTAGAGAAACTCCGTCAACTCCAGTACGACCATGAAGAGCGTCTTTTGGAGTTGGGTATTGAGAAGGCCAAACTGGAGCAGCAAGAACTGGAAGCCCTGCTGGCTGCGCAAGCCAATCAAGAGAACAACGTCTCTGAGCGTTGGAAGGCAGACATGGCATCGGATTCTTGGCTGTCCAAGAACGTCCGTCCCGGCACTCTGGTTTATCTCTTGACCGCCTACTTAGTCTTTGCTCTGCTGGATGGCTATGGCTACAAGATCAGCGAAGCCTACGTCTCTCTGTTGGGGCAATGGGGGATGTTGGTTATGACAGCCTACTTCGGCGGCAGAACCGTCGAGAAGGTTATGGAGATGCGGAATAAGGAGAAAGATAAATGAGCCTTGCACAAGAACAGGCGGCATTCCTTCTGGATGCTTGCAAACTCATTCAGTACGCTACAGGACAGGGGTTCATGGTGACGGGTGGTGAGTTGGCTCGTACACCCGAACAGCAAGCCATTCATGTGAAGGCCGGTCGCTCCAAGACCATGAACTCGATCCACCTGAAGCGGTGTGCAATTGACCTCAACTTTTTTAAAGAGGGCAAGATCATTTGGGACAAGGCAATCTTAGCCCCTATCGGCGCTTACTGGGAGTCGCTGCACCCCAAGAACCGCTGGGGTGGGAACTTCCGGTCGCTGGTTGACTGCCCGCACTTCGAACGCAATGTTTAAACGCCATGCCATTTACCAAGGTCAAGATCAAACCGGGGGTCAATCGAGACACCACTAACTACGCCAACGAGGGTGGTTACTACGAGTCCGAGAAGATTCGCTTTCTTTCAGGCTATCCGCAAAAGATTGGCGGGTGGGTTAGCGACCCCACGATCTCGATCAATGGCATCTGCCGCCAGATGTTCAACTACGTCACCAGCGAGAGTGACAACATTCTTTGGATTGGCACGACCACGCATCTCTATGCAGAGGTGGGTGGTAACCTGCAAGACCTGACCCCCGCCCGGGCAACGTTTACATCCCCCACGACGAACAACTGCTTCGATACGACCAACGGATCGAAGATCGTCAACGTCAACATTGTCGGGCATGGCGTGACCGCTACAGGTCAATATGTGACCTTCTCTGGTGTGGTGGGTCCGATTGGCGGCATCCCTCAAGCAGAGTTCAACGCTGAGTTTCAGGTCTATGCGCTGGTTGATAACGACAACTTTCAGATTGAAATGACCACTGCCGCAACCAGCACAACCACTGGTGGCGGCACAGCCATTACGGCAGTCTTTCCAATTCTTGCTGGCCCCGACATTGATCTGTACGGCTATGGATGGAGTGCGGGTCCGTGGAGCCGCTTGGGATGGGGTACGGGTACGCTGACACCTTTGGTGATTGATCAGCGCGACTGGTGGTATGACCAGTTTGACAATGATTCGGTCATGAACATTAGGAACGGTGCGCCGTATTACTGGACCTATGACTCAACGTTTACAC